CTTGTGGCCGTTGCATGATTCGCATACCGATTTGCCCAAGAAAATCTGGTTGTAGGTGATCTACTAATTCATCACATGAATAGTATCTCACATTTTTAATTTTAGGATCCATAATATTGGTCATCAGAAATCCTTTCTCACTTAAAGCATTAAAACTATTTAGAGCCACTGGGAGATAGAACTCATCTCGCCACCTTTCATATTCACTGAACTTACTCCATGACTGATCTTCTTCAAAGTCACCTCCCTCATTATATCTTTCAGTCGCAAAGTATGGTGGCGATGTAAATGCACAATCTACATTCTCAATCGTCTCCCATGGCAAATCTTCAGCACCACATCTGTATATTTGTGTAGTCTTTCCTGGGGACATCTTACTATACTCTCTAATCATTTCAGAGTATACTTTAAATGTATTGGGGTTTGGATCACAACCAATATAATGAGTGGCATTTGATGCAAAGAACCCAGCTAGTCTATCACCCCAACCCATAGATGTATCTAGTACAGTCTTGGCATCAGTCATGTTATAAATGACCTTTGCTACAATTGGTTTGAACTGTGTTGCAATGTATGTACCTAAACGTAGGACTTCCATTACACTCTTGGGACTTAAATCTTCAGTGCTGTTTACACCTCTCCATAAGCCACCAATAGATGACCATATTTGTTTAGGTGTGCCCTGTTCCCATACCTGAGCTGGTGCCATGAACCCATAAGAACCACAACGTAATCGTAAATGATTCATAAAGTAATCACTACAACTATTATATGTTGATGGTGTATCTATGAGGCCTTGACCACAAGTTTCAAATTCATACTTGTAGTCATCATACTTTTCAATCACTTCATTAGTGATCTGATCTCTTGGTGTGATAAACTTTGTATAGTCTGCCTTCTGTAGCTTCTGAAAGTTATCTACCATGTCCGCATACGACAACTCCCGAAACGGAAATGCAGGTCTCTTTTCAGAAACATACTGTGCTATAGTAAGACGAAACTCCTCCTTACCATACTTCTCTGTGCAATGACGAAATTCACCTTTGTTTAAGTAGAAGTCATGCTCATGCAAATAATCATATAATTCTTTATTCATCCGAATAAATGCTCCAATGTTGTAGCTGTTCCATAGCTACGATCTACGTTCCACCCAATCTGTTGTAATATAAACGTCAAGGGTTCCACAAAACTCTTATCAAACATTATATCATAGTTTATCTGATTATGCAAGTCAAATTCTTTCGGAAGCCTGGTCATAAATGAAATAACATTAGTTCGATATGCATTTGGTGTTGTTACTTCAAGGAATTTTATCTTATCACCTTCTTGTATAAGTGGATACTTATTTACTAATCTATCTCGTTTCAATAGATAATTATACACCAAGGCCCCCTTAACGTGCATTGGCGTTCCGTCTGACCAAATATTTGATTCACTTTTATACTTCTGTAAATTATTACAAGACCTAGGATAAGCTATATCTTCAGGATTTAAATTCATAAAAGTTTTACGGAACGATTGTATAAATGTGTTCAGTGTTTCTTCATCTTCATTGATAATTATTTTCAATGCCGTCTTAATCATCTCTCTGCATGGTGCTGGTGTGGAAGATTTCACAGCCTCTATGCCCATCACCTTTAACTGTGGTTCTTTATAACGTACCCCCTCACTGTCATGCACATTAAGAATGTATCTTTTCTTGGCTGTCCATATACCTTTGTCTGCTATAACTTCTCTTGCCATAAACATCTTCTGATCGTATGCTCTCACATACTCTGCAAGTTCTTTATAACATTCTTCTATAAACGGTTCAAACTTTTCTCTACCTACCTTATCTAAAAAATCTACAGGGTTCTTTGGCTTAATCTTTTCAATCAGTTCATCAAACACTACATAAATGGAATCAGTATCTGAAGCCAATACAAAATCTTTATCTTCTGTACCTAAAATTTTATTCAGATATTTATTAACTGCATTTTCAATCCACCGTATCGACAACTGGCCTGCTGTTGTAATGGCTGTCGCCATTCTCTCATCATAATATCTGAAATACTGATTACCTATTGCCCCATAGGCACTATTCAAAGCAATCTTTCTAGACATCTGAATATTATCATACTTAGATATGTCATTCAAATATCTTTCTTCCCTACTATTTTCATATTGTTGTCTTGCTTCTAATGCCCACTTCTTAAACTTAACACGATCATTATACATATTCTCCATCATGTCTGGTAGAAACCCTTGAAAGTCTTTTCTGAATCGTGCCCCATTTGGTGTGACTGCATGGCCGTCATCAACAATCTCTAATTCTTTATTCAATAATCTATCAATAGACACTACCGGATTGGCTTCTTTCGCTAATGTTTCTGGTGAAATATTATACTGCATAATCAGATGAGGATACAAACTGTTTAAGTCAAATGACATCACCCACTTATGTAACCCTGTCTGTGGATCTTTTACATATGCACCCACATACTTATCATCTTTTTTATGTGCTCTCTTTCTGGGGACAGCTACCTTTTTATCTTTCAAGAAATTGTAAATGAAAATGTCCCACATACGAATTGGTGAATAGACATCAACAAAATTTACCTTCGCCTCATAGGCCAAAGTAATACACAACTCAATCAGTTTCATCTTATCTTCAAGTCGGTCTACCAACTCAACGTCTTGAACATTATAATCTACAAACGATTGATAATCATTCGTATACCAATCTCTAAATGTTTCATGGGGATTCTCATGTTTCTTTTCACCCAATTCGACCTCAGCTATGAAATCTAACCTATATGATTCTCTGTTCACATAGGTAAACTTTCTATACAGATCCAGATAATCTAAAATAGATACCCCTAAAATATTATATTTCTGATGTGTCTTCCCATACTGTGTAACTGTATCACCTTTTACAATACCCCACGGCGATAGTTTTTGGAATTCATCTTCACCAAATAACCGACTGATTCTATTACAAAGATATGGTATATCAAAGAACTGGATATTCCAACCAGTTATAACATCTGGCTGTGTTTTAACCCAAAAATGTAAAAACTTTTTAACTAAATCTAATTCATCTTCACATTGTATATAACGAACAGTGTCATTAGTATATTCACCAATGCCCCATACGATAATAGCTTTATTAGAATGATTCTTTACCGTAATACACAACAATGGTTCTTCAGCCTTACTTACTTCCGGAAAACCATTCTCACACTCCACTTCTATATCTAAAGTGATGGTAAGCATTTTACTCATATCCCAATTTACATAATCGGGATATTCTTCGCCAATATAAACATATTGATAGTTGTCTAGGCCATAAACAGCATCAGGAGTATTCTGATGCATCTGCACAAAATTCCTAGCGTCCTTTATGGATTTAAATTTAATAGAATCTAATGGCTGACCATCTAAAGTCTTCCATACCGATCCTATTGGTGAGGGAACATATAAGGTGGGTTGCCATTTTACTCTACGACTTACCCGCTTGCCCTTGACTACTTCACGAACTAAAAGTTGATTACCATGTTGGATTACATTGATATAAAAATCATTCATATAATAATTATATCACAAATCATTCGTTAAGTAAAGTTTTTGGACTCACTTTAGGCACTACAATGCCTGACCCGAACATTTGATTATAATTATTTACTATGTCTTGAGCTGGTTCAGATGTTATTAAAATCCAATCAGTAGGGATTTCAAATTCTTTATCATCACTAAAAGGTAACCAAGGAGCCAAAGCCATTTGCATCTGTTGCCCCTGACCACCCATTGGCACCAGCATCGCTGGTACGTTTACCGTTGTGTATTCTATATTTTCTTTTTTAACATCAGTTACAATATCTTCACCCGACTTCAATCTCAATAATTTTACTGCCATAATATACTACTCCTCACGTTTCTTGCCAATATTATATTTTGTCTCCAACAACCATTCATCTTTTTCTCTGTAAGATAAAACTTTTATTTGTGATAACGGAGCCTTCTGCTCATTGTTACCTATAATCTTTATCAAATCCCAATCTTCCAATAACCCTGCAATTGTGTTTCGTCGTTGTAAATCATTAATAGATATGTTTGTCGGCTTACCATCTAGGGCAAACAACTCTTTAAAATGTACGATAAAATAACGGCCTTGTTTGTGGAGGATGTGGCATGATTGGTATAACTTTCTCTCCTTGCGAGAGGCAACCCCTATGCGGGATAGTGTTTCACGAACTTTTAAAAAATCATCAGCCTCATTTAACGTCACCTCGAGCATTAACTCTGGAGTCCACTCCAACTCTTCCATGTTTACCACCTCGATTTATTATTCTTTTTATATGTTCAATTTGTTCATCATCTAGTATGTCAAGTGCTTGTTTGGCTTTCTCATTATTATAACCATAATATTCTTTAACATACTCAAGATTTTTAATCTTACTAGACCTAAGCCACTTACTAAACCTTTTCTTAGGTCGTATACTATTTAGAAAAAATTGAAACTGTAGACGCTTATCGAGGTAATGCATCCTATTCATTTCATTTACATACAAAATACAGTCAGGAAAAGCTGACAATGCTTTGTTTACTATATAAGCTGGGTACTTCTTCTCCCAGAACTCATCATCACTCGCCATCAAATCTTCTTTCTTATGATTGATTGCGTTCAAATAATCTTTTAACTCATACATAATCTTCTCTATTTCTCCACTTACCTTCATATATAGTTTCTGGTTTAACATTACCCACTAACCAATTATGTCTCCAAGGTGCCCATCCCTGTCTTAAATGTTTTATGAAAGCGTCAGGATGTGTCCATACAGCTACACCCGACTGTTGTAAACGGAAAGACCAATGATGATCTGAAGAGCGACCATTAGGCCATGTCATTAAGGGAAAGTTTAAAAACATCTCTCGTTTTGCTATAGACATAGCAAAATTAGCAAGTGATGTTTGTATAAACCCTGCTTGATGCTTCACCCATTCAATAGTAAGCCATCCCGGATATTCTTCTCTTTGTGGTCCTACACTAACATCACTAATGGTGGGGAGAGTCCCGTGTGTGACAGTACTTATTTTACTAAAACTACCATCGGGCTCTATATGCATATTCATCCAGCCAGTAAACACATCATTCTCCACCTTCTCACCATACTTTAAAATAGTATCAGCTGCTTCTTTACTTACTACACCATCGTCACTCATCACAATATAATGGCTAAAATTTGTTTCTTTAATATACTTATTCATTTGGGCCATTACTTGTGGCTCTGTATAAGCACGAAACCATACCTTAGGTATATCTATATTTTCTTTAAGTGAATTGATAGCCTCATCTATACGACGAGGTTGCATAATCATTAAAACTGGATCAAATCTCATGTGACTTTACTAATTCTTTATATCGAGCTGTCTCCTCTAACATATCAAACTCACCTACATTAAATTTATCTGCTGCATATATATTAGTTTTCAATCTATGAACAGGATTACCTACCCAAGTTTGCCCAGGATAAATTTTAGCTTTCTTAGGAACGATAGTACCCATCCCAATCATAGACCAAGACCCTATTACTTGATATTGATGTATCGCAGCGCCCATACCTAAATTACTATCTCTCATCACATGAACATGACCACCAATCTTTACACCACAGCTTAAAGTCACCCCATCTTCTATAACACAATCATGGGCAACATAAGCCTTGTTTAACATTATAACATTATCATCTATAAAAGTCAATAAACCCTTAGTACCTCCATGAATTATAATAAATTCTCTAAAAACTCCACCAGAGCCTATCAATGTTCGTCCTTCTTTATCCCAATGTTCAGTATGTTCAGCTCTACTACCTATCGAACAGTAAGCTTCAAATCTATTATTATTCCCTACCTCTACTTCACCTGTAAAATAACAATAAGGTCCAATATAATTATCAGAACCTAGCACAACATTATCACCTATTATAGCTGTTGGATGTATATCATTCATACCCAATGCACTCCTAACCACGGCTCTCCAGGCAGTTCATGTGGTTTAGGTTTCCCATGAAAATATACTATACTAGATTGCCTTAATGATACAAATTTTGTTTGGATGTCCATCTTATAACTAGCAATTTCTGGAAACATTCTATCTAAACACGGACTGTTCCCATAATATTTTTGTAGTAATACCATCTCTGAAGGATAGCCTTTATATAAACACTCTTGCATTAATGCGTTCTCATTTGCCTTCCACCATGGCCAAATTTCAGAACAAAATGCTGGAGTTGCCATAGTTACTGCATTACATACCTTAAAATGCTCAAAGGGATCTTTACATACTGCCACCTTCTCTGGTTTATAAGCAAAAATTCTGCCTAATGGTCCTGTAATAACTGTATCTAATCCTAATGTAATCCTATTACCCGCACATAGATCAGGACGATACCATTCCATCAAACTCATCCACCCATACTGGTCTACTGAGCGTTCAAATCTTATTAGTTTAATATTACTTTCTTCAAATTTATAATTTTGGTCGCCCAAACATATGAACCCAAAAGGTCCCTGATAGTTTCGTGCGATGCCTCTATAGAGTTTGTCTACCCACTCTGTAGTATAAATCCCT